TTTTCGTCGGTAGCGAACGTGATGAATTGCTCCGGGTCGTGTTGGAAGCGTTTGCGGACACGGGCCGGGAGCTGGTCGAAGGTCTCCTTGGCCTGCGCGACGGCGGTCATTGCGGTGTGATAGTCGGTGATGCCATCGAAGTCGCCGTACTGGGGCATTTTGAGGTTCGAAGGAAGCTGGCCGGTGAGGTTGAAGCGTTTGACGATCGTGTTGATATCGCACTCGTCCCTGTGATGTTGCTGTGTCCGAGTCTTGTCCAAGCACGCGAGTCCCGACTCGTCGCTAGCTTGGTTGGTGTCGTAGTTGTAGGGATTGCGAACAAAGATTTTTTTCACCGTGGCCTCCTGATTGAGCGGAGAAGTCCGCTAGCTGAGTTGAGCATTTTGCCGCCTTCGTCGACGAAGGGGCCGTAGTTGATGCGGACTACACGCTCCTTCGCCGCGGCAAGCGAGCGGATTACTTTACGTCCGCGCTGCCGTGGCCACAGAAAGGTGACTCTGTAACGCTCCCGCTCGGCACAACAGCAAACGTGGTCACCAACAACGCCGCGGTAACTCTCCAAGGCATCGGCGAGAACACGAACCGCAACTGGCAGGTCGACAACGGCGGCACCGCCTACACATTCCTCAACGGATTCGCCGGCGCGTCTGACCAGAACATCCGCTTCGGCGGATCAACCGGCCTACAGGCCGATCTCAGCACAGCGACTGCAGCAACGATCAACCAGCTCCGCCAGAGCTTCCAGATCCAGAAACTTCTCGAACGCGACGCCCGCGGAGGCACTCGGCTTACGGAAATCATCCGTGCGCACTTCGGCGTTATCTCGCCAGACGCACGGCTTCAACGCCCGGAATACTTGGGCGGCAGCTCGACGCCGGTCAATATCAATCCCATCGCGCAGACCAGCGCAACAGCAATCACCGGCGGAAATACACCGCTCGGCATGCTCGGGGGCATGGGTACAGCTCTCGGCAAGCGCAGCGGCTTCACGCAATCATTCACGGAACACGGCTATGTCATTGGACTTGTATCGGTCCGCGCCGATCTCACCTACCAGCAGGGTCTACAACGTCACTGGAGCAGGGAAACACGCTATGACTTTTACTTCCCCGCGTTCGCGCACCTCGGCGAACAGTCCGTTCTCACGAAGGAAATCTACTGCACCGGCAACACTACGGTCGACGACACCGTATTCGGCTATCAAGAGCGTTGGGCCGAATATCGCTATGACCCGAGCATGATCACCGGACTATTCCGGAGCACCGCTAGCGGCACACTCGACGCATGGCACCTTGCACAGAAATTCACGACACCGCCGACACTGAATGACACGTTCATCAAAGACACTCCGCCGCTCAGCAGAACCCTTGCGGTCGGAACCGCAGCGAACGGACAGCAATTCATATTCGACTCGTTCATTCAAAACCGCATGGCCAGGCCGATGCCGCTCTACAGCGTGCCTGGACTCATAGATCACTTCTAAGATGAAATGCCACATATGCGGCAGCCCCTTTCACAAACACCACTACGGAGTAACACAAACATGCGAAGCCGCAAACACCAAAGAGGATTCCTCGACGGCATCCTCTCAACCATCGCAGGACCAGCAATCTCCGGCGTCCTCGGCTTCCTCGGACAAGAGGACACCAACGACCAAAACCTGCAGATAGCACAAAACGCCACAGCCTTCAACGCAGCACAGGCACACGAAAACCGCGAATTCACGGCACAACAAGCCGAAAAGCAAATGAACTTCCAGGAGCGCATGAGCAATAGCGCCTGGCAACGCGGCGTCGCCGACATGCAAGCCGCGGGAATCAATCCAATGCTCGCCTTCAACAAGGGAGGCGCATCAACACCAACAGGCGCAATGGGAGGAGGATCACCGGCATCCGCCGTCACGATCCCAATGCAAAATGCCATGGCCGCCGGCATGCAAAGCGCAGGACAAATCGCGATGCTGGACAACACCCAAGCGGCGACCGAGCGCACCAAAGCCGAGACCAGGAGAACAGACGCAGACACCGTACGCGTCGCAGCAGACACAGGGCGCATCGAGGCCCTACGCGACAACATCCGACAGGAAATGCAGAGCTTCGAGAAACGCATGGAGCGACTCGGATACGAAACCAGCAGCGCCAAATCCCAAGCCACTCACGACATGGCAACAAAAGAAGCACAGGCCACACACCGTTACAACTACGCAAGCGACATCGCCAAGGCCGACAGAGACAAGATCGTGGCCGAGGCAGACCGACTCCGCAACATGGCCAACCTACTCGGCCTGGAAGTTCCCAAGGCTATCAATGAAGCGGCCCACCACATCAAATACCAAAATTATCATATCGAATGGGGACCCTTCGTCGACGACGCCGGCAAAATGATCAACAGTGCCGCCAACGCATTCCGTTCACTCAGGAGAGCACGATGAAAAAAATATTCGTCCGCAACCCGTACAACTACGACGTCAACCAGGCAAGCGACGAGTCGGGCCTGGCGTGCCTGGATAAGACCAGGACACAGCAACACCACAAAGACGAGTGCGACATCAACACCATCGTCAAACGCTTCAACCTCACCGGGCAACTGCCCGTCAACCTGGTCATGCCCCAATACGGAGACTTCATGGGCATCACCGACTACCACAGCGCAATGACCGCCGTGGCCCAAGCCAGGGAAACCTTCGACCAGCTCCCGGCCCGGATCCGGAACCGCTTCATGAACGACCCTGAACAATTCGTGAACTGGGCCACGGACGAGGCCAACATCCCCGAAATGATCGAGCTGGGGCTGGCCACAAAGGCGCCAGAGGCGCCAAAGACACCGGAGCCTACCCCCCCCAAGGGGGACGGCCCCGGTGTCACCTAGACCAGTTACATCAAGTAGAGAACTGGTCTAGAATCCCGATCGCGTGAAAATAAATCTCCAAAACGCCTTGACAGGAGCCTAAAGACATGCGACCGATACGCCGCCACGCGGTAAACAAAGGACGCTCCGCCAGGAGCTTCAGAAAACACGCAAGACGAACCAAAGGAGCAAACATCGCACCGCCGCCGATGCGCGGCGGATACCGCTTCTGACAATCAGGCTGCAGCCTGGTGCCGTGCTACCGGCCCCTACTCGCATACCAATGCGCGGATGGGGCCGTAGTCTTTTATGAGGCCAAGAAATACAACACGATTCGGCAACTTAACCTGCCTTGCGGACAGTGCGTGGGTTGCCGCCTCGAACGCTCAAGACAATGGGCTATCAGATGCCTTCACGAGGCATCACTGTACGAAGAAAATTGCTTCATCACTCTCACGTACAGACCCGAAGAAGTGGATCCAAATGGATCTCTTCAATACCGGGACTACCAGCTCTTCATGAAGAAACTACGAAAGGCCGCCTCTAGAGAGTGGGCGGACCAACACCGAACGAAAACACAAACGCCTGCAGCTGCAGGCAGATATGGGGCTTCGCCCCATGCCCCGAAAATTCGCTTCTACATGGCAGGCGAATACGGAGACAACTACGAACGCCCGCATTTCCATGCGTGCATATTCAACTACAACTTCAACGACCGAAAAGTCTGGAAGACAACCAGGACAGGAGCAAAGCTCTACAACAGCGAAAAACTAGATCAACTATGGCAAAAGGGATACACCAGCATAGGCGAAGTGAACTTCGAAACCGCAGCATACGTAGCGCGATATGTAATGAAAAAAATAACAGGACAACAACAAAAAAAGCACTACGAACACATCAACCCGGAAACGGGAGAAATAACAAACCGAACACCAGAATTCAATCACATGAGCCTTAAGCCAGGCATCGGAAAAGGCTGGCTAGAAAAATGGGAAACAGACGTATACCCAGAAGGAGAAGTAGAGATCCGAGGCCGCAAGATGCGGCCGCCAAAATATTACGACAGGCTGTACGCCAAACAAAACCCAGACGAGTGGGAAATACTCGCCTGGACAAGAGAGCTGGAAATGAAAAACCACCAGGAGAACAACACGCCAAGACGACTGGCGATCAGAGAGCAAGTAAAACTCGCACAAGCCAAACAACTGAAACGGAGCCTCACATGAACGTGTATGCAATGTATGACCACGCTATCCAAGCCTTCGGCATCCCGCTCTTCTACCAAACCGACAAGGCCGCGATCCGCGCCTTCACCGACGAAATCAACCGCGACAGCGCAACCAACCTGCTCTACCTACACCCGGAAGACTACGAGCTCTTCGCAATCGGCACATTCGACGACAACACCGCGAAATTCGACCAAGGTCAACCGCTCGCCAAACTCATCGCACACGGAAAAGCAGTCAGCAAGAGCCAGACACAAGGCATCACCATGACAACCGCCGCAGCCAGGAGGTAACCATGTTCAAGAACAAATCAGTCAACGTCCACCAGTTCGCCATGGTTCCAAAGGCGGACATCGAGCGATCCGCCATCAACGTCGAGAAAGCACACAAGACCACCTTCGACGCCGGCTACCTGGTGCCGATACACGTCGCGGAAGTCCTACCAGGAGACACCTTCCGCCTCAACATGACGGCATTCGCGCGGCTCTCAACGCCGCTCTTCCCGATCATGGACAACATGCACATGGACACATTCTGGTTCTTCGTACCGAACCGCCTAACCTGGAACAACTGGGTCAAATTCATGGGCGAACGCGAGGATCCGGACGACGATATCGACTACACGATCCCGCAGATGAACACGCCGGCCAGCGGCTACGCGATCAACAGCCTGCAGGACTACATGGGCCTACCAACCGTGGGCCAAATGACAGCAAACCTCACCGTGAGCCACAGCGCACTTCCCCTGCGCGCATACAACCTGATCTACAACGAATGGTTCAGGGACGAAAACCTGCAGGACTCCGTAGTCGTGGACAAGGACGACGGCCCAGACGACCCGGCCGACTACGTACTACTCAGACGCGGCAAACGAGCGGACTACTTCACCAGCTCACTGCCCTGGCCACAAAAAGGGGACAGCGTCACACTTCCCCTGGGAACGACAGCAAACGTCGTCACCAACAACGCCGCCGTCACCCTGCAGGGGATCGGCGAGAACACAAACCGCAACTGGCAAGTCGACAACGGAGGCACCGCCTACACATTCATGAACGGCTTCGCCGGGGCATCAGACCAAAACATCCGCTTCGGAGGATCCACCGGCCTGCAGGCCGACCTCAGCACAGCAACAGCCGCAACCATCAACCAACTCCGCCAGAGCTTCCAGATCCAAAAACTGCTCGAGCGCGACGCTCGAGGCGGCACCAGGTACACAGAAATCGTGCGATCGCACTTTGGCGTCATCTCACCCGACGCCAGGCTGCAACGCCCCGAGTACCTGGGCGGCAGCTCAACACCGATCAACATCAACCCGATCGCCCAAACAAGCGCAACAGCCATCACGGGAGGCAACACACCACTGGGCATGCTCGGAGGAATGGGCACCGCCCTGGGCAAACGCAGCGGCTTCACGCAGAGCTTCACAGAACACGGCTACATCATCGGCCTGGTGGCCGTACGAGCCGACCTCACCTATCAACAAGGGCTACAAAAACACTGGAGCCGGTCAACCAGGTACGACTTCTACTGGCCCGTCTTCGCGCACCTCAGCGAACAGCCCATCCGCAACGACGAGATATACGCGCAGGGAACCGCCGACGACCTCCTGACGTTCGGGTACCAAGAACGCTGGGCCGAGTACAGACACAAGCCGTCACGCATCACCGGCCTGTTCAAGAGCACGAGCTCGGGCACAATCGACCCGTGGCACAGCGCACAGAAATTCACCGTGCTGCCGACACTCAACACCGACTTCATCGTCAGCAACCCACCATTCGCCAGAAACCTCGCCGCTGGATCGGCCGCGAACTACCAGCAGTTCCTGCTCGACATGCTGTTCGAGATCAACATGACCAGGGCAATGCCGATGTACAGCGTGCCTGGCGGAATGGATCGCTTCTGATGGGCCTCTGGGACGCAGTCACCGGAGCAGTCACAGGCGCATTCGGCCTCGGCGAAGGCGCGATGGCCTACAAAGGCGTCCAAGACACGAACGCCGCGAACGCGCAACAAGCCAGAGACCAGATGGCGTTTCAAGAGCGCATGAGCAGCACGGCCGCACAACGCCAGGTCGCCGACTTCAAAGCCGCTGGACTCAACCCGGCCCTCGCATACGGGGCAGGCGGCGCAAGCAGCCCAGGGGGAGCATCCGCACAAATGCAGAACCCTGCGGCTGCCTTCAAGGGAACCGCACAAGGCGTAGCCGACTCCATCCAGAACGTACGCCAATCACAAGCCAACATCGCAGCCACCAATGCCCAGACCGACAAAACCAGAGCAGAAGCCCAGCAAATCCTCATGGAAAGCATGGGAAGGGCCCAGACTGTCAACGCAACTGCCGCTCTTACTGGGACCAATGCGCGAGTCGCCAGGGACACTGCAGAATCCAACATCGACATCCGACGCAGCCAACAAGACGCCGAACGAAACCTCGCCAAAGGCAGCCAGGTCGACCTCGAGCGGAACCTGCGCGGATGGGAACGACAACGCGACGTAACCTGGGCGCTCGAAAACGACGCCATGCGACAAGAGATCAACCGCACCATGGCCGGAACCCGCGACACAACGGCGCAAGCCGCACTCCGCGAACTCGAACTCCCCGGCGCACGCAACCAAGCGGCCTACGAAAAAAGCACCATGGGCAAAGTCATGCCCTACATCAACAGCGCCATGCCGCTCGCAAAAGGAATCGCCACAGCGGCAGGCACGATCCCAATGTTCCGGGCCGCCAAAGGCGTCAGCACGCTCAGCAGAGGACTACTACAAGCAGCACCAACCACTCGCGGAAAACTTTCACAGTCGCAAATCAACGCGAACCGCGAGCACGGACTACCCGACGATTGGAGACCACCAAGATGAAACGCACAGTCGATGACAAGTTCGACGGCCCCTGGCCGTCCGCTCGTCCGAGCCCGGCTTCGCCGGAATCACCCACGCCAGGACAAATGAGCAAAGTCGTCTGGCGTCACCAGTACGACGAGCAACGCGATGCGGTGGAGCGCGCAGCGACCGACATCACGTGTATGGACGAATCACGCACCATCCAAGACGCGCCAGACAGCGACATCAACGAACTCATGAGACGATTCGGCGTGAAGGACGGCAGCATCCTGCCAGGACAACTCGGGAACTACGACCCGGCGCTCTACGGAGACTTCACCGACGTCCCCGACCTGCGCACCGCGCTCGACCGAACCCACAACGCCGAGGAAGCATTCATGATGCTCCCGGCCAAACTCCGGGCCGAATTCAACAACAACCCGTGGCAACTCGCGGAATGGATTCACCAGGAAGGCAACATTGACCGCGCAGTCGAGCTAGGACTGCTCCAGAAGCGCGAACCCGCGCCGGAGACACCCAAACCAACCCCCCAACCCCCCGAAGCTTCTGGGGGCAAATAAAGACCCCACTAACCAAGTGGTGTCAACTGGGACATATATATCAAGGCGATATATGTCCCAGCAACCCTCAAACCATCCATTTAGGAGGTTACAAACCGTGCACCGATCATCAAAAAACAAGAGCAAAAGCGCACGAGCGTTCCGAGCGGGAACCCGCAAAACGCACAAGAAAAACATCAGCATCATGCGAGGCGGCTGGCGCCTCTAGCATGGCCTGCTATCACCCGGTACCGGCCCGGAGCTCCGACTCCGGGCCGTGGCGACTCAATCCGCCACTCGGGGAAGCCGACATGGAAATACCATGCGGCAAATGCCTGGGGTGCCTCACCCACAGGCAACTCACGTGGACGACCAGAGCCGACCACGAATCAAGACTCTGGAGACACAACGTCTTCGTCACACTCACCTACGACGACGAACACCTACCGCGAGAACTCAACCCGCGTGACCTCCAACTCTTCATCAAGCGCCTGCGAAAAGCACGAGGACTTCCTGCGCTACATGAGCAGCCAAAGCCTCACCTACTGGCTCAAGATTCAAGAAATGATAAAGGCGAAACCGTGCGCTCTCTGCGCTACCTCGCCTGCGGCGAATACGGAGAACACACCGAACGACCACACTACCACGCCTGCCTCTTCAACTGCGGTTTCGAGGACGCGAGACCATACGGCAAATACCAAGAAAGTGACACGCTCACTGCCCTATGGGGAAACGGAGCCGCCAAACTCACACCGTTCACACCAGCAACCGCCGGCTACACCGCCGGCTACATCACCAAAACAGGACGCCGGCAATACGCCGACGAATACGGAGAGCTAAGGCACCCTCCATTCCTCCGCACAAGCACAAAGCCAGCCCTGGGAAAGGACTGGCTGGAGAAAAACCACACAGACATCCGCAACGGATTCATCATCCAACCGGGAGGGCAGAAAAGCCCAATCCCGAAATACTACCAACGGATACTCCAAAAAACGGCAACAGCTCTACCCGAGCCGAAACAACAAAACCCAATAACACAAGGAAAACATGAACAAATAAAAACACAACAAATACTACAAGATCAACAGCAAAAACCAAAAGCAACAACAGACAAAAACACACCTGCAAGACGACAAGCAGCAGAAAAAATTCACAGACAACACATCACCAAGAAAACAAGGACTGACGTATAAAAATGGTAAAACTCTATCAAGTCTACGACACCGTCGGACAGAACGTCCTCGGACCAATCATCACGGTGAAGCACGACGCAGCCGCGGTGCGAATCTTCACCGAAGCGCTCAAGGACCAAAAGACAGCACTCGCGCAACACCCGCAGGACTACGTCCTGCTCTACCTCGGCACCCAAGATGACGACACAGGCGTCATCGTCAGCGAGATGCCGAAAACCGTCCTCACTGGCAAACAGTGGAAGGACATGCAAGGAGACGGAGCACCCTCAGAATGAGCCTCTCTCAACGCAACCAACGCGTCAACGTCGACCACTTCAGCATGGTCCCACGCGCGGACATCCCGCGCTCGACGTTCAAAACGCAACACACACACAAGACGACGATCCAGGGCGGACAACTCATCCCCATCATCGTCGACGAAATCCTGCCGGGCGACAGCATCAAGGGCACCATGACCCTCTTCGCCCGCATGGCCACGCTCCTCTTCCCACTCATGGACCACATCGTGGCAGAGACGTTCTTCTTCTTCTGCCCATCGCGCCTGGTCTGGACCAACTGGCGCAAGATGATGGGCGAGAGAAACAGCCCGAACGACAGCATCAGCTACACCGTGCCGCAGGCACTCAGCCCAGCCGGAGGCTGGGCTGTCAACAGCCTGCTCGACTACATGGGACTCCCGACCGTGGGACAGGTCGGCGGAGGCGTAGTGCTCAGCTACAACGCCCTACCAATCAGAGCGTACGCGCTGATCTACAACGAATGGTTCCGCGACGAGAACCTGCAGGACGCACTCACATTCAGCACAGGCGACGGACCAGACGCCGCGAACGGGATCGCCACACAAAATCGCAACAAGCGACACGACTACTTCACCAGCGCCCTGCCGTGGCCACTGAAGAACGGCACCAGCGTCGCGCTACCACTCACCGGCAACGCGCCCGTCCAGGGCATCGGCCTAGCATCACTCACGATGCCGGGAACCAACATCAGCGTCTACCAGACGCCACACGCAAACCCCACGTATGCCAAAGCCACCAGAGTCAGCGACTACGTCAGCAACGACATCGCCATTAGCCAAGATCCTGCAACGGGCTACCCACAGATCTACGCCGACCTCACCAGCGCAACGGGCGCAACTATTAGCGCTCTACGCCTGGCAGTGCAGACTCAACGACTGCTCGAACGCGATGCACGTAGCGGAACTCGATATACAGAGCTGCTTAGAGCTCATTTCGGAGTTATGCCAGAAGACGCTCGACTGCAGCGACCCGAATACATCGGAGGTGGAAAATCTGCAGTCACAACTCAAGCGGTCCCGCAGACAAGTGCAACGGGCGTTACTGGAGGTTCAAGTCCTCTGGCT